TCTATATCCCTGGTATCAGGGCTATAGTCTGTCTCAATGGTGGTGACCATAACAAAATGGTCAGCCATGAATAGTACGTCTGTCATTATGGTTGGCATTACTGTCTCCTTAGAATGGGCGTGGATTATGGTAGTTATTGCAGTGGTCTGTCTTCATACGTAACCGCTGACGAATCATTCTGTTTTCATGAAGTAGTCCTCGGTTAGCATATGCTGTAACTAGAACTAGAATTGTACTGACTGCGAGAGCCAGAGTTGCTACTGCTATGTCAATTACTGATAGATACATGTTGTTCTCCCTTGATTTGTAGATGGACTTGTAGTTGTCCGTTGAGGTTACAATACACCCGCGAATAAAAAAAAGCCAGCGAGGTGAGGGTCTAAGCCCCCACCCCGCCAGCCTGCGCGTTAGTTAGTTACTACTTCAAACACTTCCAACTGAATTTGAGGAGCGCGCTTCTCTGACTCAGCGATTTGGCGGGTATCGAACTTGGTCTTTAAGCGACCCTTGAGTGTGACCAGCATAGTCTCTTCGTTACCCTGACGAGCCTTGTCTAGGTTGTTAAGGTCAGTTACCACGTCACCGTCAAACCCAACGATGTTGATACCTGCGACATAGACTAGACGGTCTGCGTCTCCGTTGCTTGTGCGACTAATGTCGCGTTGATTCAACCAGCCTGTGACCATTGTGCCACGTGAGCCTGTGAAGTTACGTACGTTCTTGATAGTACCTGTGATAGTTACTGAGTTTTCCATGTTTCTCTCCTTAGTTAGGTTTATATTTCGTTGTTCAGGGTTGCCCCTGGCACTTGGGACAGGGGCTACCCGATGATACACTTATCTTACGTTATGCTCCAGTGTCTGGTCGCATGTCTGGCATTGGTTGTACATTTTGGGGGTGAGGATGTGGCACCACTGGCACTCGGTTTCGCGTGCGCGTTGGGTCTCATCGTCTAACTCCCATAGGTTGTCAACCTCACCACCGTCAGTTATGAGGACGATAGGTGGCAGGAACTCTCCGTCCCTATCAGTCCAGTCATGTCCCGAAGGCTGTGGTCGGTTTATCAGCCACTGCCGAGGGTATTGTATTGAACCTTCGTCCACTAGTTCGTGGGCTAGGTCACATACCCTTGCTTCGCTAACTTCCAGGCATTCCTCGCACTTGGTATCAAGGGCTAGGCAGGTCTGGCAAGATGTAGCGATTGATAGGTTATCTTGTGTATAATCGTACATTGCTTTCTCCTTTTGTCTAAGCCAACGATTGCTGGCAGAGCCATTGAATCGTGCCGAGCAAGCCATGATTTAGCAGGATAGAAAAGTGGCGCTTGCGCCTGTTTACTTTTCTGGCATGACGTAAATCATCAGCGCCGTGAGGGGCGTTTCTGCTAGGACATACCACCTATGGACTAACGGCAATTACCGTCAAGGACAGGTTGTTGTTTAAGTTCTGATGTAATTCGCTTGCGAATTCAGCAGAAGTTATACAGCCAGCAGCGTGGCTTTAGACACGCTAGGCGCTGGGACTGACAACCTTGACGGGGCAGAAACCACGATACAATGGGGCGGACAGCATACCTCCCGCACCACTGTGTTGGCAGGCTGAGAGGTTTGGAGATACTTCTCCAACTGTAATGGGGTAAGCGGATAGATTATTTCATTACTGTAGATACATGCTGTGCCCCCTGCCGAAGGCTGGGCAGACTGTAACACTATACAGCAGTCACGCTATACATGTAGGGACAGTCTAACTGTCTGTATAGGTCAGTTTGACCCCCTATATGTTAACTAGCGTCAGCATGTAGTATTGTATCTCTGCCTATATATTTCTGTCAGTATAGTGACTAGGGGGTAGTCTGACCAGCAGTTTTATATTATTTTAGAACTAAATAGTTCGTTTTACCTGTTTGAACGGATTAAGTATATATGTACAGTAAAATATACTCAGAAGCCTTTTTAGAGTCTTCTTCGTATCTGTGACAAACTGTTGTACAGATGTCTGTCTATACGGCGGGTGTAGTCTGTCAAAAAGGTTGGGGACGCGATGGCTGGGTTTAAAAGTGGGGACGAGCATTTTAAGGTTAAGGGGCTAGCCGCCGCCAAAGACCAGGTGCTTGAGGCTGTGAAGAGTGGGGTGTCTATCCCTGCGGCAATGGCTCTTGTGAACAAGAAGCCAGATACCGTACGGCAGTGGATGGCGCGGGACCCTGAGTTTGCCTCAAAGTTGGAAGCGGCAAAGTCCGAGGGACAAAAGCAATCCTTTGATGCTATGGGTGTGGAGAAAGAGTCCATGCCTTTCAAGGATTTTTCAAAAGCATTTCTAGACCAGACAGTCTTCCCCCATCATCAAGATTGGATTGACCTACTGGAAGGGCGCGAACCGTCATGGTTGCACCCGTCTATGAAGTACGAGCCTGGTGAGAGTAACCGCCTACTGGTCAATGTACCACCTGAGCATGCTAAGTCCACCGTTATCACGGTGAACTACTCCACCTATAGAATTGCCCTCAATCCGAACATCCGTATCATTGTAGTATCAAAGACTATTACAAAAGCGAGAGAGTTCGTCTACGCTATCAAGCAACGCTTGTCACATCCACGCTGGCTCAAATTGCAGACCGCTTACGGTCCTGAGGGCGGTTGGAAACAGGACGCGGATACTTGGCGTACCGATACGGTGTACCTTGGGGGCGAGGCTCGTAACTCTTCTGAAAAGGACCCGACTATCCAAGCACTGGGTATGGGCGGTCAGATTTACGGCGCACGCGCCGACTTGATTATTCTTGACGACTGTATTACTACTGCCAATGCCCATGAATGGGAAAAGCAGATGGACTGGTTACAGAAAGAAGTTATTACCCGTTTGGGTAAGAACGGTAAGTTGCTAGTGGTGGGGACCCGAATTGCGGCTAATGACCTTTATAAAGAACTTCGTAATCCTAAGCATTGGTCTGGTGGTCGCACCCCCTTTACTTATATGGGGATGCCTGCGGTACTTGAGTACGCAGAGAAACCAGAAGACTGGACTACACTCTGGAAAGAGTCGGATGTCCCGTGGGATGGGGATGATGATACTCCTCAGGAAAACGGCTTCTACCCCAAATGGGATGGCAAAGCATTATCAAGGAGACGAAGTGAAGTTACGCCCAGTACCTGGGCACTTGTCTACCAACAAGAAGATATTCAAGAAGACTCCATCTTCCCACCATTACTGGTACAAGGAAGCACTAACGGGGCACGCAAGAAAGGTCCACTACGGGCAGGAGTCGTGGGACACCCACAACAAGTAGAGGCTCATACTGTAGTTGGCTTTGACCCTGCTATGACTGGTAATGCTGCATTTGTTGTAGCATCTTATAATCGAGCAGATGGAAAGATTTATGTTCTGGATTGTATTAACATGGCAGAACCTACGCCTCAAAAGATTAGAGCGCAGATTGAAGAACTTGTCGCACGATATAAGCCGCAAGAGTTTAGAGTTGAAATCAACGCACATCAGAAAGCCTATGCGTTAGATGACGAACTACGGAACTGGCTCGCTGCACACGGCGTACGGCTTGATGCTCACTTTACAGGCAAGAACAAATGGGACACCTCCTTCGGAGTTGCATCTATGTCAACCTTGTTTGGCACCGAGCGTGAAGGAAAGTTTCAAAACAATAACATCATTGAACTACCCTCATCAGAAGGTAGCGAAGGAATCAAGGCACTAACTCAGCAACTGCTGACATGGAAGCCAGAGACCAAAGGTAAGACAGATACTGTTATGGCTATGTGGTTTGCGGTTATTCGCATCCGCGAACTAATGCAGTTGAGTAGTAGTTCAGCAAGATATGCAAGTAACCGTTGGGCTACTCGTTCTCAAATGGAACGCCGAGGCTCAATCAATTTAGACGAAGCCTTCCACGAACAGTGGCAAGACGTATACGGATAGGAAAACAAATGCCTTGGAGAAATGACGCAACACCACGCAACACACAAAAGCCAAATGCTACTAAGTCTGCAAATCTTGATGGCAAGGCTGGCGTATTGCACGGTGCCCACATGGGTGGACACTCTGATGTTTCTAACCCACAAACAAAAACAACAGCACCAAAGCCTAACCCAACACCAACTTCAGTAAGCCAACTTAAAAACACTATTAGCACAATGATGAACAAAGGTGAAACTGTAACAGCAGGTTCAAAAGACGACCCAAATGTTTATAGTGGTTCTTATGGCGGTTCAAATTGGTCTATTTCACGAGGCAAAGCAAGCCGTACTAAGTAACTTTAACTTTTAGATAGGACAACATATGCTAACAATGGACCAGATTGGCGCACGCGTTCAGACGCTACGCTATCGCGCCCATGGTCGTGACCAGCGCAATGGTGATGTCCAGATGGTACGTCAGGGTAAAATCTCACAGGTATACCCTAACTTCTTTCCAGATGGTATTGACCAGAACGTAGTTGCGAACTTCATTGACATTGTTGCCCGTGACCTTGCAGAAGTAATTGCACCACTTCCTGCTGTTAACTGCTCTGCAGTTAATCAAACATCAGACCGTGCTCGCACGTTTGCTGATAAGCGTACTCGCATTGCGGCTAACTATTTCCGCCTTGCTGATTTACAAGTGCAAATGTACAATGGCGCAGACCAGTACATTACCTATGGATTCCTCCCGTTCATTATTGAACTGGATGAAGAAGAGCAACAACCACGCATCAGACTAGAAAATCCTGTCGGGGCTTATCCCGAATTTGACCGCTATGGACGCTGCGTTGCTTTTGCTAAAAGATACTCTATGACTCTTGGCGAGTTAGTAGCAATGTTCCCTGAACAAGAATTTGCTCTGCTTGGTAAGATGGGGTACAAGCAAGACCTCAATGGCATGATAGAAATGATTCGCTATTATGACAAAGACCAGTCTGTGCTTTATTTACCATCCCGTAACAACATGTTACTATCACATGCTGTTAATCCGCTAGGCAAGATGAACGTGATTATTGCACGCCGTCCTAGCCCTGATGGTGAATTGCGCGGACAGTTTGATGATGTACTTGGTATTCAGTTGCTTCGTAACAGATTTGCATTACTTGCAATGGAAGCAGCAGAGAAGTCAGTACAGGCACCAATTGTTCTACCGCAAGACGTACAAGAACTTCAACTCGGTGGAGATGCTGTCATTCGTACAGCCAACCCGCAAGGCGTACGCCGCGTTGAACTGTCGCTACCACAAGGTGCATTCACTGAGTCACAACTACTCAATGAAGAACTGCGTGTTGGCGCACGTTATCCTGAATCTCGTACAGGTAACGTTAATGCAAGTGTAGTCACAGGACAGGGTGTACAAGCACTACTCGGCGCATTTGATACTCAAATCAAATCAGCCCAAGCAATTTTCCAGACAGCACTACGTGATGTCATCTCACTCTGCTTTGAAGTAGATGAAAAATTATTCAACGTTGAGAAAACAATCCGTGGTACTGATGCTGGCTCTCCTTATCAAGTAACATACCTTCCATCAAAAGACATTAAGGGTGACTACTCCGCTGATGTACGTTATGGAATGTTGGCTGGTTTGAATCCAGCGCAGGGGCTTATCTTTATGCTACAAGCATTAGGTGGCGGTCTTATCTCTAAAGACATGGCTATGCGTGAACTTCCGTTTAATGTTAACGTAACCTTAGAACAAGAAAAAATTGAAATTGAAAAGATGCGCGAAGGACTTATTGGTTCACTCGCTGCTTACACACAAGCCATTCCACAAATGGCAACGCAAGGACAAGACCCAACAGATGTAGTTCGCAGAATAGCAGATGTTATTTCTATGCGACAAAAAGGAAAAACAATCGAAGACGCAATTCAAGAAGTCTTCGCACCTAAGAATCCTCCTGCTGGTGCGCAACCTACAGTTGAGCAACCTGTCCCTGCTGCTCCTGGTGCATCAGTAGGAGGCTCTACTCCTCCAGAGCAGGGCGCACCGCAAGGTGAGCAACTGCCACAGATTCAACAACAAAAACCTGAACTACAAACAATTCTTTCACGTCTTGCTGGTACTGGACAATCTGGTGCAAGCGCACGTGTGACTTCACGCAGAACGGTATAACAACTAAGGCAGGGGACAAATGACTACGATTATAGGCTTGGAATATAAAGACCATGCAGTTATAATTGCAGACAACCAAACAACTGATGACAGTGGATATAT